AGGATCATCCGCAACGACTGCAAAAATCTTTGTTCCAGATTTGATTGACTGACTTGCTGGGTAGAACTGTTGTTGCTGAACTTGACCAGTTGAAGAATTGGTAAAACTAACACCTAAAAATACACCACAAGGTGTAGCTGTAGTTGTGCCAGTATCTTTCTCAATTGTTCCATCAGAAATACGTTTTACTAAATCGCCATAAAAAATGCTTGTAGCATAGCCACTTGCAATTTCCATCTGACGAGTTGCTCCCGCAAAGACCTGACCGCCAATTAAATTGACTGGTTTAAGTCCATACGGTTTGTCTACTGTAGGGTAGGCCATATTAAACTCCTAAATTAAAATTAAAATTAACTGCCTTTACCAAAAGTTGTCGTAGATTTTCTCTCACTAAAGAGGGGCATCCTTGGGTCACTCTGACGCATAAGACTGCTGTCTACAGCATCCATTTGGTTTTCGGCTTGTTTTTGGTAATGTTTATTACGTTGCCCGACAAATTCCTCTGGGGTTTTGCAAAGCAATAATCCACCAATCTCAATATTGTCCTTAAAGCGACTATTGGGATCGATTAACAACTGAAACTGAGGTTGTTCCTCAGCCATAACGGGTTCCCATCCTTCTCTGAGTTTGGCAGAGAGATTGCGGGGGTCCGCACTGTTTAAAGTAGATACCCTGATCCAACGATACGCAAAACCTGCTTGCTTATCTGGTTCTGGCAACAACTCTGGCGGTTTCCATGTTTCTGGACGCACTGATTGTTGACGAGTTTCTAGTTCACGAGTAATTCTATTATTGCCAGCCATTATAGGGCCTCCAATTTAATAAGTTCACGAGCGTATTGCTCTGGGGTTAATCCTAGTTTCTTAGCAATTGCTTGCTGAGAGGTTTTAAGCTTGACCTGTTTGGAGGCCGTACTTCTAGTTGCCGGAGCTACTACTGTGCTTGGCCTAGCTTTTGGGGCGGGTTTCTGGACCTCTTCTCTAGACTCTGCCTCTTCCAAAGTATCGAAATACTCAGGAAATTTATCACGCATAGTTCTGTCTATGCGTCTAAAGTATTGGTCAGTACCCACAATTGTCTGTCCGTACTCATCCAATAATTCTTCGTGTATCCCAACAGCGTAACTGGACATAGCTTTTTTAGTGCCATACCATGGATTCTGTTCCAACCAAGACTGAGTTTTTGGATCAATCTTAGGGCGTTGTTGCTCTACTTGTTGTATTTGTACATCATTTTCTTCTGCTTGTAAAGTACTAGGCCTAAAGTCCTTTACTTTTTGTACTTTATAGCCGGCGTCATTTAATGCGGTTTGCGCTTCAACAATGCGATCTGGGTCTCCAGACTCTAAAGCCTCTTTATAAGCACGTTGAGCCACTTGGACTTGTAGGTCGGCCTGGCTTTGTACGGTCTCAATGTAGGTTCTCTCGCCTGCGGAGTACTGGGCACGAAGCTTTTTATTCTCCTCCATTACCCGTTTTGCAAGCTCAACAGCTTCTTGCTGCTCTCTAAAAGCGGCTTCTTTAGCCCGTCGCTCGTCGTGATAGACCTTCTTGTACTGCTTTAAACGTAAGGCTTGGCCTTTTTCATCGAGTTCTTCTTCATCGTCGGCGGCATCAAACTTATCCACCATTTCTTTAGGGATTGCTTCCTTATTCCTGTCTTTTTCAGGGGTGTCGTCTTCAATCTCTAATTCAATGTCTATAGTATTTTCGGGTAAATCTTTATCCTGCTCATGAGGAAATTTGTATTCTTGGTTCATTTATAGCTCCTATACAGTTTTACGTTTAATACCGCGGGGATCATCTACTGTTGCCTCGACAGAATCGTCGTTAATAATTCTGAACTCTCGTCCGTGAATTACTAAACGGGTTCCTGCATTTGGTCGCACTAGAATGAAATCGCCTTTTTTACACCAAGGCCCGTTGGGGTATCGTTCTGGATCTTTATAGCAATCTGGACCTAAATCCACAACAAATAGCACTGTGGTTAAAAGTTCGTCATACCTTAAAGTTTCGTCGGCTTTGAGGATTCCGCCTTCATGCTCTTTCTCTACTTCGGGAATAGCACAAAGAATCCTGTATCCAGACGGTTTAGGGAGCTGGCTAGCTTTTTCTTCTTCGGTTTTATGTAGTAATGCCGTTAAATCTACTGCTTGCGACAAATTCACACTGGGGTTTGAGCCAGCTAAATTATTAATCGTCATCTGAGGACTCCAAGTTTTTTCTAAGGTCTGTTATGTATAGACGGGCGGTTAATAGACCCTGCACTTCCCCGCACATCTTTTGGTACTCGGAAAAATCTTTTGCTGCTCCGGCACCAACGGCTTCCTGTAACCGTCCTACTTTTTCGTCTAGTTGTTTGACTACACGATCAAGATAATTTCCAATCATTTATTACCTTTCTGAGGTTTTTGTGATTTTTGTTGCTGAGACTGTCTGTTTTGATAGTCTATTTGCTGTTTTGTTTTTGCTACGTCAACACCTAGTCTTACTCCTGCTTCCTCTTGCTTAGCTAAACGATCATGTTGGTCTTTTTGAGACTTAAGAGTAGCGTTCATACCAGCAATTTTCTCTTGTGATTCAATGCGTTGCTTTTCAATTTCAAGCTGATCTGCTTTAGCTGCTGAGTCTGCAGCAAGCTTACGGTTCTTAATATCCACTTCCATTTGCTTGATTTGGAGTTCTTGCATTTGCATTTGGATAATAGGATCTTGCGCAGCTTGTTGTGCTTGCTGAGCGGCCATTTCAGTTTTGTCTCTTTGTAGGAGAACTTGAGAAGCTTGAGCGGCGAGTTGAGAAATCTGAACTTCCATATCTTCTGGGATAGCACGTTCGTCTGCATCGTCTTCGTCTGGGTGAAACGGTAAAGTAACTCCCATTTGCTCTTCCATTTGCTTGCGGTATTCGTACGCAATGTGCTCATTAATATGGGCTTGCATCGCAGACATCATCGCTTGGGCGTTTGGATTTTGACCCACCAGTTTCATGATTTTTGGATCTTGCATTGCTGTTTGATGGACAGTAATGTGAGCTGAGTGGTCTTGATACAAAAACGCTTTGACCGGTTTCATCATCAGAACGTTTTGATTTTCTGAGATAGGGTCTTCGGGTCTTTGGTCTTCTGGCAGCTTAACTAACTTATTAGCATTCTTAATTCCTAGTACGTCCAACATCTGGCGATGGAGGTAAGGGAGGTTGTAGAGCTGTGGGGCTCCTTGGGCTAACTGTAGTGCTGCTTGATACTGAGTAACTTTCTGTGCCATTGTGGCGGCATTTGGGTCACTTACTGGTATTACATCAACGTTGTCATAGTCGGTTTGTTTTGCACGGCGTGGGCCTTCAACTGGCTCATAACTATACTCATCGGGGGTGTAATCACGAATAATGTCGCGCAGGAGACAGAGCTCCTTCTTAAACGAGTAATGGATGCGAGCTTGTACTGCGGACATGACTTTGAGAGTACGTTCTAAAATTGCTAGAGTTGTACCTACGGGAGCTTGGGCGCTCATGTCGCTTATGTTCAGATCTGCTGCTGAAGCAAAACGACGACCTTCTTCAATAATTTTATCTAAGAGACCTGCAAGAACCATTGAGGGTTCTTTGTAAGGCAAGGGAACGATATTGTCCCTGATCGACCCGGACGGCACATCAACATCCCTAAATTCGCCGGGGGCAATGGGGGTATCGTCACCTTTGACTCGCAAGCCACGGGTCTTAAAGCCACCTGGCAAGTTTGAAAGTGACCCTGCATCAACGAGCTGGCGGAGAATGGAAGTACCTGATTTAGCAAATGCACCGATAAGATGAATAAGACCAAAACAGTAGAAGCCAAAGCCGGGAATATAGCCATAGTGCACAAAGTGATTGCGTTTCTTTTTAGTATCATCTTCAGGTCTCCAGTTACGACGAATTGCCAAGACTTGCTGACCAGACTTCTCAATAGTCACTATATATGGCAGGGCAACACCCGTAGGTTCGCCGTCTTCGTCTTTGTCCTCATACCCTTCTAGGTCAAGGTCAACTTGTACTTCTAAGATTTTGTAACGATCATCCGTAGTGGCTCTAAAGCCCATTTTTTCGGCGATCTTCTTTTCTACTTCATCAAAACTGTCAGCGGGCTCGCCAAGTTCTATATCTAACCAAAAGCCTGCTACTTGTAGCTTGCGAACTTCGTTTTCGGTCTTGCGCATTACGTGCGCTACACGAGGGGCTTGCTCTAAACTAGACGTACCATAAGGAACAATTAAGTCTTCTGCTGGTACAAACATACTAACTTGGCGCTCTAAGGTTGGATCGTAATAAACCTTCTTAAACGCATTACCTGATAGACCTAAGCCCCATAACATTCTTTCTGTCTCAGGGCGGAACTCATCCATCTTCTCT